TGGAGCTGTTGGAGCAAAAATTATAGAAATACTTGTCCGCGCTGGTGTTAAAAATATAGTTTTGGTTGATTATAAGTCCCTTACAAAGTCAAATGCAGCAAGGCATTGTTATTATAACTATAAGAAAATCGGAAAACCAAAGGTTGATGTCCTGTCAGAATTTTTGAGTTGGATCGATAGTAGAGTAATTATAACAAAACATTTTGAAAAACTTATACCTACTACTAATCTATCCTCTATCATTCCTGATGATACAGATCTGATTATTAATACTTGTGATGAGCCTTATATAGGTCATACTTCTTTAAAACTTGGTCGATATGCACAAGCAAGAGCTATTCCGCTGTATGTATCAGGTGGATTTGACGCCCACTTAATGAGTTCAGGAGAATTAATATTCCCTCCACATACACCCTGTATAGATTGTGCCCAAAATACATTTTCAAAGGCATTAAAAGGATGGAAGCCTGTATATAGCATAGTCAATAATCCTCAACTGGATCTTTCAAAGTCTGTCTATGATAATTATATTCCCGGAGGGCCTGGTGGATTAGCAATGATGAATGGTTTTTCAGCTAACCTAAGTTGCATGAAATTAATTCACTTCCTGTTGGATGATTCAGCATTTTCATATGTAAATAGTCGGTATGAATACCTTCCAAACGAAGGCAAAATGACTAATTTTGAATTGGTAAAACAAAGTGGATGCAAAATCTGTAATGAATAATTTTAGACTGCGACAAAGTATTGGTATCGTCGTAAATGATGATACTGTAGAGTTTTTTAAATCAAATATTAGAGAAAGTATAAAAATAAAAATCAGCTTTCCAAATATAGTTGAACTCTTAAAGATGTTTGATGGGCAAACTTCTCTTCAAGAAATTGTAGCAAATTATTCAGGAATCGATATTCAACAACTTGAAAAATTAGCTTTGTTTTTGAATGAAAACAATATAATTATCGTTCAAGATTGCCAATACCCTGCAGAGCTTGTCACTGAACAATATAGAATGATCAATACATTTGAAGACTACTGTCATACCACCAGTGAGGTTTTAGAATGTATAATTAATCTTAAAAAATCAAAAGTAATGATTGTAGGTATTGGAGCAGTCGGTAGTAATGTGGCAACGTATCTTGCTCATTGCAATGTTGGTTCGATAATTTTTGTGGATCACGATAATGTAGATATAAGTAATTTACATCGTCAGTTTTATTTTGAAGATGCAATTAACTCTGATAAAAATATGGCTTTACTCAACTCTTTGAAAAAGATATCTCCTGATATTAATATTGACATTATCAATGACATTATCGATGATGATTTTTTTAAAAGAAATATTCTACCCTCTGATATAGATTTGATAATAAACTGCGCTGATGAACCTAATGTGGATTACACCAGTAAAATAATCGCCCTCTTTAGTATGACTCATAATATCCCACATATAGTTGGCGGGGGATATAATCTTCATCAAACCCTTATCGGTCAGACAATTATTCCATTTAAGTCAGCATGCTTTAATTGTTTTAACCTATTTTTGGGAAAAATAAATAGCAAAGACCTTGTCAATGTGAAGAAATTGCACCGGGTAAAACGAAAATTAGGTTCATTTTCACCACTATCAGGTCTGGCTGCAAGCCTTGCAAGCTTGGACGCTATAAAATTACTTGCCGGGAAAGTTGAGCACTTGCAACAAGAAAATAAAAGGGTCGAATTTAGTCTCAGAAGTTTATCTTTTAACGTCCAAGATGTTCCACGTGATCCTGAATGTGATTGGTGTAGAGGAAAGTATGAATAAGATTATTTTTGAGGGAATAGCCACCCATAATTTAAAAAATTTAGATGTTACTATACCATTTAATACAATAACCGCTATTTATGGCCGTTCGGGCGCAGGAAAAAGTTCTTTAGCATTTTCATCAATTTATCAATTATGCAAAGATGAGTTTGATGCTGTAGAAAACGGTTATTTGAATGAAAGTGATTATAAAGTTGTAAATTTCAGTGGGTTAATTCCCGCTGTTGCGATACCACAAAGAAACACAAATAACAACCCTCGTTCAACTATATATTCATATCTGAATATAGCTCAAGCTTTGTCATCTTTAAAAATCAAAAGAAACGTAGCAGTACCTAATTATGATAAATTAAAAATAAACAATTATAAAAATGAATGTCCTCACTGCTTAGGCCTTGGCGAGATAGTTAGTGTGGATGAATCTGAATTAATTAATGAAAAATGTAGACTAGATCAAAAACCATTTTTATGTTGGCGGACTGGTGAGTTATCTGATTATTATCACCAATTACTTATGGTCTATTGTGATAAAAATAATATAAAAGTAGATGATACATTTGATTCACTATCACTTGAAAAGAAAAACCTAATACTATATGGAGAAAGCGCTGAGAAATTATCTTTTAGATTTAAACACAAAGGAAAAATGAAGCAAAGAAGAGCGTTTTATAAAGGCGTAATGTCTTTTGCTAATTCGAATATAGGACGGAGCCAAAACAATTCAAAGTATAAAAAGGAAGAAAATTGCTCATTTTGTAATGGAAGCAGAATTAACCAAGAAACAGCCCAACTTGATGTTTTAGGATTTACATTTGATGATTTTTTACTATCTCCTATATCTGAATTATGTAATACCCTGAAAAAAACTATAGATGACTCAGTATTAATTAGAGTGTTGTCCGCAATAAATAATATGGGATTGGGATATTTAAATTTGTCTCGTTCAATTCCCAGTCTTTCTGGGGGGGAAATACAAAAACTTATTTTCAGCAGGCTTTTAACATCTAATACAACAGGTATTCTGGTTGTTATCGATGAAATATCATCCCAAATTAACCCTGTCGATTTTGAAGAAATCTTTCAAAAGTTAAAGAAATTATCAGAAAAAAACACAGTTATTTTAGTAGAGCACTCGCAGTATTTCATAGATCTTGCTGATCAGCAAATCCATGTTGGCAAATACGCTGGTTCTTCTGGTGGGGAAATTTGTGAAAAAGAAAAAATTCAGCCGCTAAGGAACCTCAATCCCAAAAATAATATATCTGATTACTATTATTTTGAAGGGCTTAATAAAAATAACGTCATTAATCAAAATATACGTATCCCTAAAGAGTGTGTTACTGTTTTTTCTGGAATCTCCGGATCGGGGAAATCATCTTTAGCTAAAGCTATTTGTAGTCTTACCGATTCGATTTATATAAGCCAAAAATTATCATCATATACAGGACGTTCTACTGTCGCAACTATCACGGATTTGAATAAATTAATTGCAGAATTTTTCTCCGATACAACAAAATTAGATATAGAGTATTTTCTTCCAAACAAACTTGGTGGATGTAAAGTTTGTGAAGGTAAGGGCGTGATAAAATATGAAAGGGGTTTTGAAAAGGATATCTACATATCATGTCATAAATGTGAGGGTAAGCTGTTTGACCACAATATAGATGAAGTAAAGTCTCAGATTAATGGTATGAATATAATAGATGTATATGATACTGAGTTGAAAGAGTTAAGCTCTTTTTTTAATAACACTAAGATTAATACTATTCTTGAAACTATCCATTATCTTGGAATATCACATTTGAAACTTAATAGAAAAACGCAGTCCCTGTCAGGTGGTGAAATGCGTAGAATAAAATTATGTGAAATACTATCTAAGTCCAGAAAAACAAACAAAATATTGTTTATTGATGAACCTGTCGCTGGACTTGATTCTGAGACGGCTTCGAAGGTGCTGAATTTTATATATCAAAAATCTAAATTATTCAATGCAATTGTCATTATAGAGCACAGGCCTGAGGCAGATGACTATGCCGACTTTAAAGTACTAATTGGTCCTTTGTCAGGAAAGGAAGGTGGGAGAGTTATAGAACAAAAGATCATTGAGTCAGTTAGATGAATATAATTAACACACTATCTAATTAGTATGTGCAGTTATGATATTAATTTAATGAAATATAAGGGGTGATATTTTGGAAGAGTTAAGAATTGATTTTTAAATTAGTGTTGTTATATATTTTAATCACATGAGATGAATACATCTTGTTAAACTTATATACCCATGATCATCAAAGACGGTTGATTGTCTGCAATTGAGATCATGGGCGGTCACCTTTTTAAATTTTTACTATACGTTATAAAATTGAACTGGAACGTCTGCACAGTTCCTGAGGTGATAAAAGAGTTAATGATTCGATCAAAGCCGTACTTTCGGCTTATGTAGGCTGCAGTTCGTCATGATAATTCCAGTCTACATCTTCACAACATGACCATAGATAACCACATTTATAATCACTAAATTTAGGAAATGACGCAAGTTCGATGGGCCGACTTTCCTTATCACTGACAAATTAGACTGAAGAGCATAGTGTGATTCTGGTAATTATCAAACCAGACAAGTCCGTATTGGATAAGATTACCGAAGGTTTTAAACGAGTGTACTGGACATAGCTATCATATGTTTAACTGTTCAGAACGCTGTAAGAAGAACGGAAAATTGAAGTGGACTTATTAACGGATTGCAATAATAATTATCTTGTTCAATTCTTTGATAATATTAATCTGGAACTGTGTTCAATGATATCTTGAAATGAACCTCTCTTTACCTCTAACCGGATGGATAGGGTTAAATTAAAAGAATCTACAATTCAAAGTTCGATTTTGACTATTAGTTTACCTACGTGTAAAAACTAACGTGATGCCATGGTATATAAACTTAAATTTATCTTATGCAAAATGATTGATAAAAATGAGAGCTGCAATTTAAGCAATAGTTTTCCATATAAAATATATAGCTGCGATTGTCTAATCTGTTGTAGTAAATGTTGCAGACATTGAAAGAGAAAGACCAGGTTTTTCTTTTCTAACCGAAGGGAAGAAAAGCAAGGGGAAACCGGAGAAGCAAGCGCAGCGGCTTCGCAGAGTTAGCCCTTGCTTCTCTTATAATTGGCATTATTCATTCAAGAACAAGAGGATCTTCGCTTGTACAAGCGAAGCTATAATAAAAACAACCAATTATTTTAAAAGTATTAAACAAGAACCTATTGACATTCATAAAATACAAGTTATTTATAATGTATGCCATAAATAAAAAGTTTTATGTCATATGTATCCTGCACTATGTGTAGTAAATGTACTACTTGTCCCATATATGGGGATATTGGAAAGGTTACTTTGTTTTGAAGTAGCCTTTCGTCCTTCAATATTAACGATTACTTATTGCTATTACCAAGTCCAGTCGAATCGAAGAACATCTTTTATCTGAAACGACTCCTAATACCCGGTTAAAGCCACAATATCTCTCGCATACGTAGACCAAAGAAAAATTATGATATTAACTATGTGATTTTTATTAGTGTTGGGTTGAATAATTAAATACTGGAGAGTTTTCTGTGCACTACCAATTGCTGGTTCATCTGTTCTGCCGCTGATGTATCTGACTAATCTCCCGGTGACACAGAACTGTCCCTCTCTACCTGCCTTTATTCGACTCAATGTCCGGCTGCTGATACGCAGTTATCCCTTCGTATCAATGACTGACACTTAAACGTAATGCTTTGGTTGCTGGCGTATCTGACAGCTTCTTCGGCGTGAAGGTCGTTGTGTAAGTATACTTCTTGGTTTATTTAGGATATATAAAACGATGACTATGACTTGCTGTTTTCAGTAAGAGTCTTATCATCCAAAGAATTTATTCTAGAAATTCTTTTTAACTCATTAAGATAATCAACCTCGTTTTCTAAGAACCAATGAAGAACTTTAGAGTTGCCAAGTAATTTATTAATATATGACTGGATTATAACGAATTTCAACATATCTGAACCATACTCGGTTTGAAGCTTTTTCGTTTCTTCCGAAGTTGTTGCCATTTCTTGTTCCAGACGAAGTATGGTTTTTTTTATGTCCTTTTTATAGGGAGTGTTTTTCCCTTTATTTACTATCATCGATGCCGGTGTTGCATCCAAGATGCTCATTGCAAATTTTCTACTATAATTATCAAAGTTAATCATTGTACCGACTGCTTCAATTTGGCGAATTGGCTTCATTTTCCTCAAAACGTCAAATGTAGCCTTAGGTATAGGTTTATCAGAAAGTTTCGCAATTACACTTGGATCTATGCCGTTCATCACATTAGCTTTATCTTTTATGGCATCAACAGATATGCCCAAAGCAGCACTAAGTTTTTCAATTGATACTTTTGCAAGAGACTTAATTATCATTCTATGTTCTTCAACTACATTTATATGATTCACTTGTTTGTTAGGAGTGAAAGCATCATCTATGCTCGATAGTATACATGGAGCTTTTTCTATACCTAAGTCTTTTAAAGCCTCAACCCTTAAATGGCCATCAAGTATCTTAGTGACATCTTTATCTTTGTCATAGAACACTATTATTGGTTCAATAATACCTAAGCTTTCGATAGAGGTAACTATTTGATGATATTTATGGCTTCGCTTTACGTTTTCTAATAATTCCTTAGATGGAATTAACTTATTAGTTTCCAGGTAAATAAAATTATCGCCAAAACGTATCTGAATCATTTTGATACCTCTTTGTTTACTGGGTTTAATATCTGAGATGGTAGTTCTGAAAGATTCTCTTGTTCAAGTATGTGTTGAAAGCTTTTATTCATCATTATGATGTTAAAAATCTCATTTACTATTAGTAGATTGGTTTTTATGAATTTTGAGTTGTTATAAACAGATTTATGTTCAGCGATACTATTTTCATAAAGCTCAATCAACTCCTCTGCAGTCATCCTTTTTGATGGTTTGTGATAATAAAATCCGGCTGCTTTTGCACCTTTATTCCCAACTGTTCTTTGATTTAGAATGTGTTTTATCTTTATAATGTCACGACTTTTTATTAATTTTTTGTCATATGCTTCGGTAAGAATATCTTGTGCTTCCTCAGTTTCACATCTTGCAAATTGCACTGCGAGATACAGAGGCAAATTACCCCGTTCGACTGCCGAGAGAAGTTTATGCTCTCCCTTATCAAGTAGCATATTAATACTGCTCACCCAGTTCGATGAATATCCAGTAATCTCACTTATTTCGGAGTCTGAAAGTCCTCTGATTTTCATGTCTTTAATCACCTGTAATAACTCATTAGAACGTGGTCTTCTCCTTGCAATGTTTTCAACTAAGCTCATAACGTAAGCATCTTCTTCTGATACATCTCTTACAATTGCTGGAATAATAGTTTCACCTAATGCAACGAGAGCCTCTATTCTCCCTTGACCACAAATTAAAGCATATTTGAAATCGTCTTCATCAATAGCTCTTACGCTTATGGGCTTGCTTAATCCTCTTTTTTTTATGCTTTCCTTTATTTCTTCATGCACTACCTTATTTCTTGTTCGTGGGTTAAGAAATTTTATTTTTGCAATCTCAATTTGAATTATTGGGAATTCATTTTTTTCAGGCAGCATATAGTTCCCTCACTTTCATGCGAGTAATAATTTGTAGAAGTTTATCAAGATTATCAAATCTATAGAGTTCTAATCGAATGTTGTTTGTTTCCGTCATGCACATTTTACTATATTCGTTTTCAATCTTTGGGATGATATAAAAATCAAGAGGTGAAATATTTTGTGAATTCATTCGTATAACAATTGTTATGTCTGCTTTCTGTGAGTTATCAAACCGGACTTTCCATCTAAGTTTACCTGATTTCATATGTATGCATTTAGTAACAAGGACGGAAATTAAAAACTCATCATTGATGTAGAGCATTGGGTAGTATTTATACTCGTCTATTTGACAGTTGCTTTTTAAAATTTCACCCTTAAAATCCTCAATTATCTCTGAGTGAAATGATCTTAGTGCTTCATTTATTTTGAGATAGCTGTAATCATGTTCTGGCTTATAACCAATCAAAGTATATGCTCTTAAAAGACCACCGAATCGGGTTCTATAAACAGAAGATGAAGGGCCTGTATCATCTTCATCAATGATAAAGCCTGATAGTTTTCCATTAGATTCTAATTTTTGTTTTAGTTTTTCTAATAGATCTTCATTAGTCAAATGAATGGATCGGATCTGAATTATTTCTTGAGCTTTATTATATTTTTTCTTGGAAATAATAGGTTTATATGCCTTGTCGCATCTAACCCATTCATGTTTGGGGTTTTTTACAAGCCTACTTTTTAGTTTAGATGAGGTTTTGTTATATATGTTGTTTCCAATATATTTTTCATTTGTCAGAATTTGATGTATTTTTGCACGAGTCCATAATGTTCCATTTTCTGCAGGTATGTTCTGTTCATTTAATCTCTCAGCAATAATAAATTCTGGAACGTTATTATCTATAAAGAGATCATAGATTCTATTTACAATTTTTATTTCATTTTTTGGTCCCGGAATTAATATTACCCTATCTGTTTGAATACTCTTTCTTTTGCGGAAACTCAATATTTCTTTAGCTATGCCATTTTCGTCTACTAAAAGACGTCTCAGCCCATAACCAGCCATACCGCCTTGATGATAACCAAGCTTTATTAAATTTACTTGCCCTATAAATACCTTTTCTGATAAATTCCTGCTGTGATATGCAGCACTAGATCTTTTTATATTCAGTATAACAGAAGACTCTAAAGGGAAATCTTTAGTGGGAATAGGTTCAGAACAGTATATAAGATCTACACCGTTTCTCTCAAATAGAAAGGAATAATATGCAGCTTCATCACTATTTTGAAAACGACCAAAACGGCTCACATCATAAAATAATACAGCCTGTATATCTATTTTCTTTTGTTCTACATCGCTAAGTAACTGCTGCAAANAATGCCTGCCTACGATACTGACTCCGCTCTTACCTGCATCATCGTAGGTATAAGCGATTTCCATATTGTTCTTTTCAGCATAATCTTTGATATATTCGGACTGATTATGTAAAGAATATTGCTGATGGTCGGTAGACATCCTCAAGTACTGTGCGACCCTAACTCTATGATTTTTGTCATTTTCGCTAGCCATGCACGAAACCTCATGGATGATTCAATACAATGTATAGGATAAAATTGATCAAATTTTAACCAATTTCAACTGTTTTATCATTGATTAGAGCGAATTTGGTAGATCTTCGAGGTGTATGATAATCGAGAAGAGATGTGAATTATTTAGCTGATATGACCGTCAGCTTTCGTTATTTGGCCTCAAGGTACCCATTTGTAAATGGCTATGCTTAGTCCACATAGGTTAATGGTGTGATCATTAATTCTTCAAATAAATCAAGATAGTTAACCCATCTTGGAAGAGTTATGCGGTAATAACTTTGTATTTTTGAGACGAAATATAGTCACCCCACCATTGCATGAGAACCACACGTTCTGTGAGATACTCTGCACGATTGTAGGCTGCAATTATTTCATCTTTTTTCGAGTGGGCAAGGGCGGCTTCTAAGACATCAGTTCTAAACTTGCCACACTCCTCAGCAGCCGTTCTGGCGATTGATCGCATACCATGAGCTACAAGCTCACCTCCGAAGCCCATACGGATTATAGCCGCATTAGCAGTTTGTTCATGCATGTGATTGAGTGGAGCTTTGATACTGGTAAAAACCCACTCTCTATGCCCGCTGATGGCTTTCATTGAATCCAAGACTCGCAAAGCTTCTTTGCTCAGTGGAACTTTGTNANGTTTCTTCATTTTCATAAACTCCGCCGGGATGTTCCACATGCCGGTTTCTATATCAATATCTGACCATCTTGTGCGAACAGCTTCACCAGGGCGAACCCATGTGAGAAGTTGCCACTCAATCAGTAGCCTTGTTTCTAAACGGACAGAAGCATTGTTTAGAGCAACCAGGAAGCGGGGGAGTTCGGAAGGGGGTAATGCTGGCATATTCTGTTTTTTTGGCTTGCTGAACCGTTGCCCCAGGTTGTCAGCCGGATTGAATTCTATGAGTTCTTCTGTTGCTGCATAGCGGAAAATTTCATTCAGGCGGGATATGATGCGGCGAAGTGTTTCAAGGACACCTCGTTTTTCTATGGGTTCTAAATGCTGTTTAAGCATTTTAGGGCGAATCTCCTTAATGGGGGTATCACCCAACGTTGTAAAGATATTTCTCTCTAGGCTTCGCCAGATGTCGTTAGCATGATCCTGGGAGATGCCTGATGTTTTGACTTTCTCATCAAGCCACTTCCTGGCTACTGCTTGAAATGTATGTTCCGTGGCATCCTTAAGGGCATTGGCTTTGTGGGTGTTATGAACTTGTGGGTCTATACCATTTGCAAGCAACGACAAGTACTCATCACGTAAAGCTCGTGCCTTCGCAAGTGTAAGGTGAGGATAGGTTCCTAAGCTCACCTTAGTTCGCTTTTTGGTCACAGGCACTGCATATCTGAAATACCAATTTTTCTTTCCTCCCTTCGCCAAGGGGGCAATTCGCAGGAGCAAACCATCGCCGTCAAAAAGGTTAACCTCTTTCTCGGCAGGTTTGGTGCTTTTGATTTCAGTGTCAGTTAGCTTCTTAGCGATTTTTGCCATGTTTGGGACCCTCATGTTTTGGACCCTTTGGGTTGGGTCCCAAAAAGGGTGCCATAACGAGTAGATTCTAGCAATTCTTGGTAGACTACTATAGACGTAAAAAAGCCCGCAAGGCTGGTTCCATGCGGGCTTNATAGACTTAACTGAACTTCAATATATCAAAAATTGGTGGAGCTGGCGGGAGTTGAACCCGCGTCCGAAATTTCTACATTCTCCAATGGATATAGTAAAAACAACAATTTACCAATAAAAACAATGCGATATATAACAATGGTTCACAATGGTTAACAGCCGTTTACAGGCTGTGTGGACATTATGTGGATCTTCATTCTAGGTGCGCAAGAGGGTTTTTTGAAACCGCATCCTCCAAATGTGTCGGGGCAAAGTGCGCATAAATCATTGTCATTTTTATATCTGAGTGTCCTAGTATCTCTTTAAGGACGAGTATATTGCCGCCATTCATCATAAAATGGCTTGCAAAGGTATGGCGTAAAACGTGGGTGCATTGCCCTTCAGGTAAGTCAATTCCTGCCTTTTCAACTACCCTTTCAAAAGTTTTTCTGCAAGGTGTAAACAGACGCCCTCTTTTTTTGGGGATTTCGTCAAAAAGTTCCTTTGAAATAGGTACTGAACGAACCTTGCCACTCTTAGTATTTTTATAAGTTATTCGATAAGGGGTAACCTGTGCCCCTTCAAGGTTTTCAGCTTCACTCCACCTTGCGCCTGTCGCTAGGCATATTTTTGCGATAATTAATACGTTAGGGCTTTGAGATTCAGCGAGAAATTGCAGTAATGTTTTGATCTCGTTTGGGTAAAGAAACGACACCATTTTCTCATCAACTTTGAAGGTTGGGATTCCTGCTACTGGATTGGGTAAAGGCCAGTGCCCTAATTTTTTCAAAGTCCCAAACACAGCTGATAAGTTTCGTTGCTCATGGTTAACAGTTTGAGGTTGTATTGGCATACACCGCCCGTTCACATCGGGTATCACTCCACTCAACCGTCCTTCACGATAAGCGCTGAAATCCGCAGCTGTTATGCTAGAAGCGATGGGGTCACCCATTCCAGCGCAAATCCCCTTCAATTTTGACATCATACGATCGGCGTCAGAAAGTGTTCTGCCATACAGTGCATTCCACTGTTCAATCAATTCTGAAAGCCGTCTGTTATCCTGCTTGTCTCCCAGCCAAGGCTTATCCTCAAGTTCATTAGATATATACTTCTCATAGGCCAAGGCTTCACCTTTGGTAGCAAACTTTTTGCGTATGCGTTTACCTTTCGCACCGTTCGGCCGCATATCACATAGCCATTCACCTTCAGGAGTTTTTCTTACAGTCATTGCTCGCTAACCAGGTAAGTGGCTACAACCTTCCCTAAAAGAGTTACGTCTGACACATCGCAATCTAAAGGGTATTTACCCCAATCAATTCGCAATTTATTACCTGGTAAAAGTGTCAACTCTTTGATGCTTTTCGCGCCTGAGTACTCAATCAGGAACTTCCCATCTGCATTGGCATGACTTGCTACATCCACAAAGTAACTGGCATTGCCGTCTGTAATTACCTGGATTTCACCTTTGTAGTTTGGGAGCATTGCTTTGTCGAACAGATACGATGCTTGCCGGAGCAGTTCGGCACCTTCGATTTTATAGGCAGGTATGCGACATACATCACTTCTTGTTGAATCAAACATAACCCCGTCGCCAGTAGTTAGCCATTCAATGGAAGCACCTGTTTGTAAAGCACAAAGTAAAACAAGATCAGCAGGGAAGTTGTCTCGCATGATTCTTGTGCTTAGAGCGCTGGCAGACATACCCAAATAGTTTGATAACTGGAGTCTGGACGTAAAACCATAGGCTTCACATATGCGTTCTACTGCTTCTCTGGCACCAGTCTTGATGTTGTAGTCTTTCATGTTTGTAGTTCGCAATGGTTGACAAACGACAAGATTGAAAATACTCTCCGCATTGTTTCGTTTGTAGTTTGTATTTTTGTCGAATGTAGTTGGTTAACAAAGGTTGCCAATAGTGACCGCTAGTGACAACCGGATGGAGAATTTTGCCTTATGAAAACTGAAGCTGCAACACATCATGAAAGTCGATATGTCCCTCTCAAAACGTTTTGTGAACGCGCTGGTATAAAAATTCGTACTGGTCGCTATTGGGTGTCCATTGGTCGTATCAGAATCCTGCCCAAATCGAAACCTAAAGAACACGTTTATGTAGATTGGTTTGACTGGGTTCAAAGCAAGTAAATGTCACGATTAGTGATTTTGAATGTTTATTTTGGGTGACTGATGGGGTTCTGAAAATGTTTGATTATCAAACTTCTAAACATGCTCACTTTGATGCAGCTTGCCGAGCGTTTGTTCTGGTGCACAATCTGGAAGATGTGGCCGCTGCCGTTGGTATGCGTCCGCAGATCCTGCGCAATAAGTTGAACCCGGTTCAACCGCACCGCCTGACCTGTGACGAGCTTCTGGCTATCACCGATTACACCGAAGATGCGCGTTTACTGGATGGGATGCTGGGGCAGATTAATTGCCTTCCATCCGTTCCGGTCAATAACGCCACCGAAGCCAACATGCAATTTTGCGCGTTGAGTGCCACCGCCAATGTGGGGGCAATCGCTGGGCACGCTGTATCAACTGAACACATGACCGCCGCGCGCCGCACACAAATTCTTGATCGTGCGCGTGATGCTATTCGTTCCCTTTCCGTTCTGGCTTACACCGTTGAAAGCCGTCTCCAGTCTGCGCCGGTTCTTGCTGCTGCCGTCGATATCGTGACTACCAGCGCCAGTGGCATGATGTGAGGGATAACCATGAAAGCATTCGTTACGTACCTGAAAAAAGAATCTCCGGTCATGCAGTTGGCCAGCGGGTCAACTGGCTGGATTGAACTGCCAAACGGCCAGCGCTGGAACCCCGGCCACCAGTACAAATTTAATGCCCGTTCGTCTTGTCGTCCGTGGTGGTTTCGTTTGTTCGGAATTATCCGGGGGCATCATGGCCATTAACACAAAGCAACAGGAAATCGGCCTTAAGTGGCTGGGGAATATCCGCCGTAAATACTGGAGTGAAAAAAGCGAAGCCGCCGAATGGTGGGACAAATTATCACCTGAATGGCGAGGGGTTGTTTTACATGCGACCGCAGTAAATTCCGGGTTGGACGTTTTCAAAGCGCACCTGTGTAAATGCTGTTGGCGTGAATTGTATGAGCGGCTGAACTACCGGGAAATGATCCAGCTGAAACTGGGAATTTCCCGCGCCAGGTTAACGTTTGAGGGGTTCGGGAGTTTGAGCGACAGCGATTTTTCGCGGCGAACCGCCAGCCGCCCAGCCAGGGTGGTTAATCAGATTTACAGCAGTAACGGGGTGCAAATGGTTGTTGCGCCTCAATTCGTTAGCAAAATGCAATTGTTGCAACAGCAGGAGAATCACTGATGTCCATTATTTCTGTAAATGCCAAAGAACTGGGGCAAGAGATGGCTGAGTGGGGGGTTCCACATAACTACGCCATTCTCTTTCTGGAGAAAAACACCGTTAAAAATGACCGCGTGGCGTTACATCCATTCTTCTTTAATGACACCGAACACATGACGAGCCAACGCCACTGGCTGGCCGTCAATGTCGCCTACTGGAGCTGTGTTTATCGTGAGGCTGAAAGCCAGTACCAGCAGGTTGAAGCTCTGGCCAGTATTCGTTCCATGTATTACATCGCGGGGTCGTTAGGGGCTGGCGAAATCAAAGCGCTGATCCAGGAATGGTGGCGCAACACCTACGAGCTGCACAAGGTTCCTGCGCCGAGTTATTCCGCCGCACCTGTTACCGTTTCTTTCCACTAATTAACCGCCTGAATTTTTGGCCATCCCTGCGGTGGCCGGGGATTCTTTTGCCTTTAGGAAACCAAAATGCCAACGAATAGAGATGTTTTTGCCCGTAAACAGTTTGAATGCCGGATGGAGCAGACCACCACCTTCTTCTCCGATTTGCTCAATAAAACCACACGGGAAGGTAAAGCCGCCGTTGCTGACCTGTGTTCTGCCCGTCTGGATAAGTTGGCCACGCGTGCAGCGAATGAAGGTTTAAGCGCTGCCGAAATCGTAGAGCTGATCCGTGAAGAGGCTGCGGCCATTTGCAGCAAAGGCGGTGCAGCATGGCAGTAAAAATTCATAGCTTAAAAATCGCACCACAGTATCTGGATGCTGTGGTTGCTGGCCAGAAAAGGGCAGAGCTGCGCCGTAGTGATCGCGATTATAAAGTTGGCGATTTATTGACGCTATGTGAGTGGAAACACGGGAAATATACAGGTAGAGAATGGGCGTCTGTAATCACCCACATTTTACCAGCTGGCGATGTCATCACGGCGGCTGAGGGATGGTCAGTTTTATCAGTCCGCGCACTTTCACCATCTGAAGCGCTAATTTATATCTTCGATCAAGGTGGGGTGGACTATGGCCGTTAAAACCCCCCTTATACGGGCTGGGGCAACAGACAGAGAACGGCGCATATCTCAGCCCGGTAAACGCGATCAGCTACCTTGCTGAAAAGTTGGCCGGGACGGGGGGCGCGGCGGACATTGTGATCATGATGGTTTCCGGCCAGACGCATGAAAACTTTATGGCCAACCTGAATAGACTGGTAGATGTGTTCCCCAGTCCGGCATTTACCCAGGTGCGGAGGCTGGCACAGTCCGCCGCGCAGCTGGCTGCGGAGAAAATGCAAATCCCGGCCAGGTACAGCCAGAGTTTACCAGCGGCGATCCCGCTTTCAGTTCCTACAAGCCGTACCGCTCTGGCTGCGGCTGCGGTCAAAAAAGCACAGCAGGAAGCTGCGGCAGTGGTGGACGTGTCGACGGTAAAAAAGCTGATGGGGGACTTTCAACGGCAACGTGAAAGCATGATTGCAGGTATTGCCAGCGGGTTATCAGAATTACAGGGAAAAAGCGCCAGAGCGTGGGTGTTTACTGCCAGTGGCGATCTGCCGTCAACGCTTCTGGAGCTGGTAAAAGGAATTCCGCTGCAATCCTCCGTGTATACCGCGGCGATGATGCTTGTTGGCGATAATCTTGACGGTATTAAAGGCATGATCCATGACATCGAACCCAACTCTGGCGCTTAACGGCGAGGCCATATTGCTGAAGAACATTCGTGTTACGGTTTCCCAGCAGTTCCAGGATAAAGACCAGTCAGGCCAGACAAGCGCCACAACGAAGTCAGAACAGGGTATTAAAGGCAAAGAGCTGCGCGTGTCCGGTGAAATCCCGTATAAAAACCCGGAAATTTTGCGGCGTATCTTTGAGCTGGGAAGCGCAACAGATACCAGCGGCCAGCGTCAGAAATACCGCGTTGCACATGACGCTGCGCGTGCCGTTAATTTCCGTGAAGCGACCTTCACCGGAACCCTGGACGCGCCGCCGCAGGATGGGCGTATGTCCTGGCTGGTTACGTTCACGCTGACCGAACATATCAGCGTGCAGGAAAAACGTGAGGCCAGAACCAGCGGCAAGACAAAAGCCGTGAAACAGACCGCGGGATCAGGTGCTGGCGCAGGTCAGAAAGGGAGCCAGGCAGCGGGAGAGGATGAAGAAAAACTGACGTGGTTTGAAAGTAAGGTGCTCAAGCCCGTGAATGATGCGCTGGGATAAAAATGAAACCGATTAAACGACTGTTCCTTTCAACGGATGAAATCCACCTGGCTGATACCAGTCTGGTGCTGGAGCTGAACAGCTGCGGCCGGGGGTTTATTACTGCCGGGACAACGGAGGATTATACCGGGAAACTGGTTCGCCTTGATGTGGGTTACACCGATCTGGTGCTGCGATGGTTCACCGGATATGTGGAGCGATCACAACCCGCTGAAAATGGTTTTCAGCGCCTGTTTGTTCGTGAGCTGGTAGGCGTGTTTGAACGCGTGTGGCCATGTTCATTTCAGCATCCCACATTGCGCAAGGTGGCCAACTGGCTGGCTGAGCATTCCGGGCTGACATTTAGCGTGCCAGATACAGAATATTCAGACCGTCCGATCCCACATTTCACTCACAGCGGCACGGGTTATCAGCTTCTTGATAATCTGGGTAAGGCTTTTGGCATAACGGATTACGTCTGGTATCAGCTGCCCGATGGCGGGGTTTATGTCGGCGGTGCTGAAAAAGCCCTGTTTGCTGGCCGCCCGGTTGAGATCCCCCATGAATTTAGCCAGGGAACGGCAGGGGGGAATTCCATGACGCTGCCTCTGGTGCAGAGTTTACGCCCCGGTGTGGAGATGAACGGCGAAAGGGTGACAAAAGTCCACCTGCAAAATGACACAATGACCGTGACCTGGACACCGCGCAACCGTGCCACGGGTAAGGCACTGCAAAAATCACCCGCGCAGCGCCAGATTGAAAGCCATTATCCTGAGCTGGCATCCGGGCTGCACCTGCCAAAGTTTGCGCGTGTCATGAATCCTGTCGAGGCGGTAAAAAGCGGTAATTTTTCTGATCCGTTTCGTCCGCGATATGCCGTTGACGTGCAGCTGCTTGACGCTGACGGTAACCCGGATAAAGACACGCCAGTTTATTCAGCGGTTCCACTTCCGGTTCCTATGGCGGGTAATGACTCCGGGATGTTCCAGTTTCCACCTGAAGGGACGCTGGTTGAGATCGGTTTTACGGGAGGGCGGCCAGATAAGCCGTTTGTACGCCAGACTGTCCCGGAAGGAACCAGCCTCCCGGATATTCAGCCTGGGGAACAATTGCAACAGCAGCGTGCGGAAGTGTCGCAGCGTGTCACCCAGGCGGGTGACTGGGTAAGGCAGACAGACCAGACAATCAGTGAAATCTCTATGGCGCGTGTGGTTAAGGCCGATACAGAACAGCGTGAGCTGATCAGCCGGGAAACCAATATTAAAGCCACTGATAAAATCACGGTGCTGGGGACATCCATGCTGATGGCCGGAGCCATTCAGCAGGTATGTACGGGCGATTACAGCCAGGCGGCAACTAACCGCGTGGCCAGTATTGGTGGCAATGATGAAACCGATATTGCCGGGAGCAAATCAGTTACAACAGGTAAAGACCTGATCGAGAAAATTGGCCGGATACGCAAAAGCGTGGCAGCTGCGCAGCAGCAAATTATTGCCCCTGTGGTCTGGATTGGCTCTGGTTCTATCAATGTGGCACAGCTGATGCTTGACACTCTCGACGTGGTGAAAGAGCTGGCAGAGCAGACGGCAAGCCACACACACAGCAATACAGGAGCGCCGACCAACGCAGGAGCCATCCGGAACACCGGAGCGAAAGCGGACACACTGAACGGGAAATACTCCCCAGTGATTGGCAAGTAAATAATCACAGACCAAAGCCCGCGCAAGCGGGTTTTTTTATGCCTTCTATCTCATGCCGGGTTCGATGCCTGGCTGGTCAATTTACGTGGCTGCACCATACGCCACCAGTGACGCTATACCGCGTTCACCATCTCCTTATATCAAACGCATCAATCAAAACAGATCGCCCCCACAGCGAGGCGCTGGGCGCGTCACAGCATGACAAAAATAATCTTTCTCAGACAAAAATCGCACTACACCGCACCCGCCTGCGGTTTTTGGATCGTATAAATTTTTCAGTTTTATTTTTCTACAAACTATCGCATCGGGCAGCGCCAGCACTGGCAGCATCACGGAAATCACAAACTGAAAAGATTGAAAAGGATTTCATTTTTTTTCAGTTTTAATGATCGCGTGAGGATCTAATAAAAATCACAACATACAGATAAATAAGAGAAAAATTAATTTTATGTGAGTTGGTAAGGATCTAAAGGGAGGCGCGATGGCGGGAACAAAAACCCAGAGATTCCAGTCATGGGACGGGCTCTGATGATGTTGATAGTGTTTCAGTGACTGTAATTATTGACTTCAATTTTGTATGTTGGCAAATTGGACTGCATTTTTCATCGTTTTGGAAATAAAAAATGAGTACCATTTTAACAGTAAGTGAGGCTGCAGTATTGTTAGGGGTTTCCCCTCAAAAGTTAAGGACACTATGTCGTGATGGTAGGATACCTTCGGCGCGTCAATCCGGTAAGATATGGCTCATCGAGCTAGATGATATAGTTGAATTAAAAAAAATGCTGAAAGATGAAGATAGAATGTCAAAAATTGAAACTACAAACCCGATAGCCCTTAGTTTTTTTAGTGGTGCAATGGGATTAGATTTAGGTCTCGAAAAGGCGGGGTTCAAAACACTTTTAGCCTGTGAAATAGATAAGAGTGCACGTAAGACGATAAAGAAAAATAAGCCTGACATGGCTTTGATTGGTGATATTCGGGATTATTCATCAAAGGAAATTTTAGAGCATGCTGGGTTAACCTTTGATGATGAAGTAGACCTTATTATGGGGGGGCCACCTTGTCAGGCTTTTTCAACTGCGGGTAAACGTTTAGGGTTTGAGGATGAACGAGGAAACGTGTTTCTTAAATATTTAGAAACTGTTTTTGAGATAAAACCAAAATATTTTATAATCGAGAACGTAAGAGGGTTGTTGTCTGCGCCTCTTCAACATCGTCCGCATAGCCAAAGAGGCGTAGATTTCCCGCCCTTAAAGAATGAAGAACAACCTGGCGGCGTATTGAGTTATATATACAGGATGATAAAAGCTAATGGATATAGTTGTTCATTTGAGCTTTATAATGCGGCAAATTTTGGTGTGCCCCAAACACGAGAGCGCGTTGTAATGATGTGCTCAAGAGATGGAGGAAAAATTCCATATCTTGAACCTACCCATTCTCAAACAGGTGAATTCGGCTTGCCGTTGTGGAAAACATTTTTAGAAACAGTGGTTGAGTTGAAAAACATAAAGCATACTCATCTTGAGTTCCCCGAAAAACGTAAAAAATATTATAGATTACTTGGGGCTGGGGAATATTGGAAAAATTTGCCGGTTGATTTACAAATGGAAGCTTTGGGTAAATCGTTTTTCTCTGGTGGTGGGAAAACTGGTTTTTTGCGTCGTTTAGCATGGGATAAACCATCACCAACATTGGTCACGCATCCGGCCATGCCTGCTACTGATCTGGCCCACCCTGAGGAAGTTAGACCTCTATCGATTGAAGAATACAAAAAGCTTCAGCAGTTTCCTGATGACTGGGTTATTGAGGGCAAGTTATTAGACCAATACAAACAACTTGGTAACGCTGTTCCAGTTGGTCTTGGTTTTGCTATTGGAAAACATTTAATTAATTTTGATAATAATATTAAACCCAAAACATATACAGGTTTTAAATACTCTCGGTATAAAAATACATCTGATATTTATCTGGAGCTGAGATTGTCAGAACAAGAAGAACTTTGTTTGGATGTTTGAGCATAAAAAAGGGAGGCTTTCGCTTCCCTTCATTCATTTATGAGAGATTATCGATTCCGTACTGTCGGATTTTTTCTTGTAGTTCTTCACTTACTGAAGAGGCGATCTCTAAAACCGTCTCATACGTTCCTTCTCCGCCGATTGTATTCCAATAATCTCGGCCAATAAGAACGCATTGGTCAGTGTGGAAGTTAAATATTTTCATCGGAGGTGAGAATTTGTATAGTTCTCTTTCATCGCCGAATGGATTGTAATATAAGCCAAAATAGACATTGCAAGTAGGGTCATTTATTTTGAGCTTTAATAGATCTCGTTTGGCTTCGGCTGTTTGGTCTATATTTGGTTTGACGGTTTTGATAGAAAAATAGTTATTCACCCCATTTCTTGAGAAGAATAAGTCTGAGATGACTCGTATTTCATCAAAACTAAATGACTCTTGAGTATGAAGAATATCGTTAACATCATCCTCCCAACAGGGGCGAACACCAGAACCTCTTAATCTTAACTGGCTAATATGATGTTCAATGGCAGTTAGTTGATTATGATCTATTCTAACAAACGTTTCTTTCTGTGTTTCTACGTCTACTGCACCTGATGATTCCGCAATAAATGCTGAAATTCGTTCTATTACGGATTGTCCGAAACTTGTACTAAAAGACCTTTCGAATCTACTCCAGAACACAGCTTCTTTGCTTAAAAGAGCAGAATGAAAAGGCATCATAGTGGCTTCTTGTTGAAGACGCTGTAATGTCCTATCAACACAGCTGATAAATTCTTGTCGTACTCTTTGGTAGCAAATCCTATCCATAGGGAACCGCCTATCGGTTGTGAAATTAAAGGTCGGTTGTATGCTTGAACTAAAGAATCAGCGACTACCAGACCCATTAACAGCTGGTAGAGCAAACAGCGTATTCCGTTCTTAGGATTTGATGTGATCAGGATGACCAAAGGAAAGGCTAAGTGGACGCAATATGGACTCAACCAACAACCAAGGGGCTACGCTTTCACGTAACCCCTTGTTTTATTTGGTGGAGCTGGCGGGAGTTGAACCCGCGTCCGAAATTTCTACATCCTCGGTACTACATGCTTAGTTTGTCTTTACATTCGCACGCCAGCTGCGGACAGACACGCCACTAACGTACTAGCCTGATTAGTTTTAACGCTTCAACCCCAGGCAGGTCTTCCACGCGATCTCTTTTGGGTTTGACCTCTCTTTGATCCCCGTCTTAAGAGCGGAAGCTAGGGAGAGAGGGCTCAGAGCAGGTTATTAAGCTGCTAAAGCGTAGTTTTCGTCGTTTGCGACTATTTTTTTGCGGCTTTTAACGAGGCAAACCGCCCCTCG